GTGCCTACCTGGACGGTGCCAACCTGGACGGTGCCTACCTGCGCGGTGCCTACCTGGACGGTGATTCAAAGTTGATCGGAGAACGTCCGATTTTCCAGATCGGACCAATCGGTTCTCGCTGTGCTTATTTTGTCGCGTACATCACAGACAAAGGGCTGAAGCTGAGAGCTGGCTGTTTCTTTGGAAGCAAGGAAGAGTTTGTCGAAGCACTCGAAGAAACTCACGACGACAATCGTCACGCAGACGAGTACAATGCCGCGCTTGTGTTGATCGACAAGCACGCCGAAATCTGGACTCCGGAGAATTGAAATGAAAGTCACACTGATCAGCCACACGCAGGACGCCGAGAACCTGCTCATCTTCACCAAGGCCACCCGCCTCACGCTGTCGCCAGGACTGCTGGACGAGATCCGCAATCGTCCGCGAGAGGACAAGATGCGCGAGCTGGAGTACATGGCCAACACCATCCCCAGCAGCTGGGAGTTCGTGGACTACGTGTTCCTGGTGGAAGGCGTCAGCCGCGCCTACACCCACCAGCAAGTCCGCACCCGCGCAGCGAGCTACGCCCAGCAGACGATGCGCGTGCTGGACATGGGGGCATTCGACTACGTCTTCACCGACCGCAACCGCGAAGACCCTGCAGCGATGGCGATCATCACGCAGCACAACCGCAAGACGCAGGAGGCGTACCGCTCGCTGATCGGTCTTGGGCAAGCGCCGGAGGACGCTCGCGGCATCCTGCCAACTAACATCTCAACCAACATCGTATGCAAGTTCAACCTGCGCACGTTCGTGGATCTTGCCAAGGCACGCACCGGAGGTCGCACGCAGAACGAGTATCAGAAGGTCGTCAATGCCATGGTCGACGAGGTGTTGCGCGTGCATCCGTGGGCTGAGAAGTTCCTGTTCCAGCAGGGTCGTGACTACTTCGCGGAGATCGAAGCCTTCGCTCAGCGCGAGTACGGCGGCGACCTGCTGAAGAAGGGTGAGCTGCTGAAGATCGTCGACAAGATGAGAAAGGAGGCAGCAAAATGAAGATTGAATTCACAAAGGAAGAGATCGAGCAGATCATCCTGAAGCACGCCAACGAGTTGGTGCAGACCGACGGCAAGCCGTTCAACAAGGTCGATTGCAGCTACTCGTGCATCCCGAGCACCATCTCGGTCGTCCGCGAAGATCCCAAGCAGGAGGAGTTGCTGTGAAATTCGCCATCCCAGAAGCAATCATCGCAGACGGCAAGTTTCAGGTCGGAGATCTTTACGCCGCAGGCAACAACAGCAGCGACACAGCCTATTGGCTTGTCGTGGCGATAACACACAGAGGCGGTGCGCACCTGCTTGGCTTGAACGAGGCTGGCGAGATCGTCAGCACAGCCAGCTACAACTCGCACGCCATCGAGTCTCGTCGCAAGGTCGGTCGCTGCCCAGAGATCGCCTCTATGCAACTTCACATCGAAAGCGAGATCTGACATGAGCTTCATCATTCTCGATCTCGACAACTGCATCGCCGACGACCAGTGGCGCATCCCGCGCATCAACTGGCAGCACAAGGATCCGATGCGCCGGTACCACGAATACCACTCGCTCAGTGGCTTCGACCGTGCCGGCAACAAGGACTTGTTCCACAAAACCAAGCACGACATCGTCATCCTGACAGCCCGTCCGGTGCACTACGCACCCATCACGATGGAGTGGCTCAACCGCCAACACATCAAGCCATTCGCGCTGATCATGCGCAACAACGACGACCACAGTCCGTCTGTGGATCTGAAGCGCAAGCAGATGGGGTGGCTGACCCACCTTTACGGCGTCGACGTGAAAGACATCGTCTGCGCCTACGACGACCGCATGGACGTGGTCGAGATGTACCTGAACCACGGCATCATTGCCGAGGTACGCGCAATTCACGACACCTGTGCCTACACCAACCCCAACAAGGAGCAAAGCAATGCAGACAGCGGACAAAGTGATGGAGAAAATGCTGGCGACGTTTTTGGAGCGCAAGCAGACGTACGGACTGAACTACCTGATCATCGGCAAAGTCTTGGAGCAGATGTTCCCTGACGGTGTCGTGCTGAAGACCGCCGAGGATCACAATCGCTGGCATCTGTTCTTGCAGGCGCAAGTGAAGATGACGCGATTGGCCAACACCAATCTCACGCACAATGACTCGGCGCACGACGCTTCTGTCTACATGGCGATGCTGGATGGTCTGCTTCTTCCGGATGAACCGAAAGTTCAATCGTTAAGAGACGGCGACGAGCCTGTGTACAAGGCAATGATGGGAGGGTTGTTGCCGGACGAAGCGTAAAGAGCGATAATTAACAAGGTGGCCGGATGCAAGTCCGGCTTCCTCTCAACTTAGAAAGGTGAATTCATGAAAGCTATCATATTCGACACAGAGACCACTGGTCTGCTGCTGCCTTCGTCTGCTCCGGTCGAGAAGCAACCGAAGATCATTGAGCTGGGCGCAATCGCCGTGAGCGAGAGCGGAATTCTCGGCGAGCTCAGCCAACTCCTCAACCCTAATCAAGAAATCACGGCAGAGATCACGAAAATCACCGGCCTGACCAACGAGGACTTGGTCGGCAAGCCGACGTTCTCGGAATACCTGCCGCAACTGAAGGAGTTCTTCGCCGGAGCAGACATGTTGATCTGCCACAATGCGCCGTTCGACACCGGAATGTTGAAGAACGACCTGATCCGCGCTGCGTGCGAAGACTTCCCTTGGCCGAACACCATACTCTGCACGGCGCAGGAGTACACTCCGGTGATGGGCAAGCGTCCGTCGCTGAAGGCTCTCTACAAACACATCATCGGCGAGGAACTCGCGCAGACACACCGAGCGTTGGACGACGTGATGGCGGTGTACGCCGTGCTGCAGAAAGACAAGTTCTTCGAACAGCTGCTGGGAGCCTGAGATGCGCAAGCGCAGCAAGTACCGTCCGAAGCGCAATATGCAGGATCCGGTCAGCTGGGTCATCAATGGTTTCGCCAAGATTGACGACGCAGCCAAGGATCTGATCGACACAGTTCGCATCAAGAACCACATGGCCATGACGCTTATCCTGAAGGGCGAAGGCACCCGCAAGGAGATGGGCGACATCATGGTTGCGTTCAAGATTGCGCACCATCTTGCTGAACGAGGTCTTGGAAGGGACTGGATTCCAGAGATCGTTGCGGCGCGCGATGCGATCGAGGCGATGCGGGTTCGCGGAGAAGCCAAGGGCGACCGCTTCCTGTTCAACGGCGAGGAGCTGAAGGCGGTCAATCTCGGAATGGAAGTGCACGACGCCCAGCTGGCAGAATGCACGCTGGCGCAGATGGAACAGGCAGTCGAAGACTACAAGCGGAGATGAGCATGAGCCGAGCACCGCGCAAGGGTGAATACACCTGCACCTGTCCGGCTTACCGCTTTCCGCATCGGTTCGGCGGTGGCCACTGCAGCGGCATGTGGCTTGTCGTTGAACAATGGGAGAGCTACTACGGTGGCGGCGATTGCCGCAACTGCAACAGCTACAACACAACCGAGCAAGTTCCGTACTGCGAGGTTTATGAAGGTGGCGAAAGCGTACGCGAATGTCCTGTTTGGCAGGAGTTTGTCCACTACAACGAAATAAGGATCAAGAAATGATACAACTGCGAATTCGAACGGAATACACGTTCGGTCAGACATTCGCTCCCATCGCACGAGTCGTGCAGCGGCTCAAGGAACTTGGCTGCACCGCAGCTGCGATTGTGGACGAGAACAGCACGTGGGGGCATGTTCCTTGGTTCAAGGCATGCAAGGCTGCAGGCATCCAACCGATGCTCGGCGTGTCCATGGTCGTCAGCGACGACGAACAGACCCACAGGATGTGGTTTCTAGCTCGTAACAAGGACGGTCTCAGCGAACTCTACCGACTGACCTCCAAAGGCCACGGGCAGCAGATTCCAACACGTACCGGCAGCATCCCTCGACTGTACCGCAAGGACGTTCTCGGCATGTCTGAGAATATCCTCAAGTTCGCTGGCGATATAACAGATTCTGCCTTCCTGAAGGACGTTGGAGCGTACATCGACCTGAACCCTGCCAGCCGCATCCTCAACATCCGCAAGCAGACGGTTGCCAAGCAGACCGGCCTGAAGCTGGTGGAGACCTCCGACAACTCGTTCGCTTACCCAGACGACAAGGAGGCATTCGAGTTTGCCACGCGCAGCGGCATGAAGCAGACGCCGCAGTTCATTCTCGAGCAGATGGCGCACCAGGACGTTGCCGCCGAGATCGCCGAGCAGTGCAAGGATCTGGAGTTGCCGCACGCACCGATGATCCGAGCCGAAGGCGATCTGGAGGCGATCTGTCGTGCCGGCATCAAGTTCCGCAAGATGGAGTCGATCTGGACGGACGAGTATGAGACACGCCTGAAGTATGAACTCGACCTGATCCGCAGCAAGGACTTCGAGAGCTACTTCATCATCGTGGCCGACATGGCGCACTACGCCAAGCAGCACATGCTCGTTGGTCCATCGCGCGGCTCCGCAGCCGGTTCGTTGGTGTGCTACACCGCTCGCATCACGGAGATCGATCCGATCCCTCCGAAGCTGTACTTCGAGCGTTTCATCGACGTCAGCCGCACGGACTTGCCCGACATCGACTTGGACTTCCCGGACGACAAGCGCCAGATGGTCTTCGACTACATGGCCGAGAAGTACGGCCAGAACAACGTCGCCCACATCGGCACCATCAGTCAGTTCAAGCCCAAGTCCGCTCTCATCCAGGTCTGCAAGGCATTGAACATCCCGCCAGCGGCAACCGCTGCTGTGAAGGTTGCGATGATCGAGCGCGAGGTGGCCGACTCCCGAGCCAACAACTGTCTGGAGGACACACTGAAGGAGACCGAGCCGGGACGCCAGTTCATCGCTGCCTACCCGCAAGCTGCAGCCGCATCGCTGCTGGAAGGCCACGCATCGCACACCGGCGTCCATGCTGCCGGCCTGCTCGTGTGCAACGACGAGATCATCAACTACGCCACTGTCGATCAGCACGGCATCGCCCATGTGGACAAGTACTCGGCTGAGTCCATCGGTCTGCTGAAGATCGACGTTCTTGGGTTGCGCACACTTGGCGTGCTTGAAGACAGCGGCGTGCCGATCGACTGGTACAACCTGCCGTTCGACGATCCGGCCACCTACGAAATTTTCAACCAAGGTCGCTCGTGCGGAATCTTCCAGTTTGAAGGCAATGCGCTGCGTGGCATCAGCTGCCACATCCACTTCGAGACCATCAACGAGATCGATGCGGTGACGGCGCTGGCTCGTCCTGGACCACTCTCCTCCGGCGTGGCCGAGAAGTACATCAAGCGCCACAACGGCGAGAAGTACACACCGCTGCATCCGAAGGTCGAGGCGATCATGGCCGACACCTACGGACTGCCGTTGTACCAGGAGCACACACTCGCAATCGTGCGTGACATCGGCAAATTCGGCTGGAACGAGACATCTTTCGTGCGCAAGGCAATCTCCAAGAGCCAAGGCGTCGAGTTCTTCCAGAAGTTCTACCCGCCGTTCCTCGAAGGTGCCATGTCGCAGGGCATTCCGGAGAAGTCGGCGCAACAGGTGTGGGACTTGATCAACGCGATGGGTGCGTGGCAGATGAACAAGGCGCACACCTACTCGTATGCTGTGATCAGCTATTGGACCGCCTACCTCAAGGCGCATTTCCCGTTGGAGTTCGCAGCCGCCAACCTGCGCAACTCCAAGGACGAGGACAGCGCATTGGAGTTGCTGCGCGAGATGGTGCGTGAGGGCGTTGAGTTCGTCGCCTTCGACTTGGAGAAGTCGCAAATGAACTGGTCGGTGCAGGACGGAAAGCTGTACGGCGGATTCACCGCTCTGAAGGGTATCGGCGAGAGCAAGGCGGCGAAGCTGATCGCTGCGCGTGATGCTGGCACGCTGACCGACAAGCAGCGCGAGGACATCGCAAAGTGCGAGAACCTGTTCGCCGACATCTTCCCGCTCCACACCAAGTACGGCCACCTGTACGACGATCCACACGGCAACGGAATTGCCGGCAAGGTGTGGAACATCGCAGACCTGACGGAAGGCATTCCACACGGCGAGGAGCGGGTGTTCCTCGGCGAACTGATCCACAAGAGCGCACGCAACGCTAATGAGGAAGCCATCGTCAAGAAGCGTGGCGGCAAGCTGGAGACCGGCCCACTCGACTTCGTTGATGTGCGACTTCGCGACGACACCGGAATGATTTTTGGTCGCATCAGCCGTTGGGACTTCCAGAAGCACGGCAAGGAGTTGCTGGAGAAGATCCCGATCGGTGCGCAGCTGATGATTCGCGCCAAGTTCTTCAACGGCATTCGCTACGCATTCATCAGCAAGTGGAGGCGACTCGATGGCTGAATCAACCGACTACAAGACGTTCAAAGCCAACGTCCCGGAGCCAGGAGACCGACTCGACCGCATCGAGAATGCTGTGGTCACCGGCATGCCAGACATCAACATGTGCATCGGAGGAACCGAAGTTTGGATCGAGCAGAAATCACCCAAGGAGCCTGTACGCAGCACGACGCCGTTGTTCGGCTCCAATCACAAAATATCGCAAGAGCAGGCCAACTGGCTCTTGCGACAACGCAAAGCTGGTGGCAAGGCGTATTTCCTGATCGCCACCGACAAGCGTTGGATGCTGCTGCCGGGATTTCTGGCGGACGAAATCAACAAGATGACCGTGCCAGAACTGCTTGAGCAGTGTGTCTGGGCAACCACCAAACCAGTAAGGGACAAGGAACAATGGAAACATCTACGCAACGCTCTGAAGCGCTGAGCAAGTTCAAGACTCAGCCGTACCGCCACCAGCTGGAGTGCCTCAACAAGTTCGGTCGTCAGCAAGCATTCGCGCTGCTGGCCGAGATGGGCACAGGCAAGACGTGGATCGTCATCAACAACATCGCCGACCTGTGGTCTTCCGAAGACTGCGATGCCGTGCTGGTCTTGGCGCCCAACGGTGTGCACACCAACTGGACTCGGCTTGAGCTGCCGAAGCACATGCCCGACTGGGTGCGGTACCGCGCTGCGGCGTGGGTGTCTGCACCGAACAAGAAGGAGAAGGAGGATCTAGAATCGCTGTACGCCAACCCTGGTTCCGGCGAGTTGCGAATACTGACAATGAACCACGAGGCGCTGCAAACCAAACGCGGCATCGAGTTCGCAGAGCGGTTCTGCATGACCGGACGCCGAGTGATGATCGTTGCCGACGAGTCGGACGCCTACAAGAACCCAACAGCGGCTCGCACCAAGGCGTTGATGAAGCTGCGCCGGTTGAGTTATTGGCGTCGAATCATGTCGGGAACACCGATCAACAACGCACCGTTCGACGCTTTCAGCCAGTTCTCGTTCCTCGACGAGCACATCCTCGGGACGACCAGCTTTTATGCGTTCAAGGCCGAGTACGCCGAGATGCTGCAGCAGGGCAACCCGCTGTTGGAAGCGATCAAGAAGCGCAGCGACTCACGCTTCACGCCACAGGTAGTTGCCAAGGGAGTCGGCGGTCGACCGAAGTACCGCAACCTCGACAAGCTCAGCAAGCTGATCGCACCACACAGCTTCCGTGTGCTGAAGAAAGACTGTCTGGACTTGCCCGACAAGATCTACAAGACGCTTGTGTTCAGCATGACACGCGAGCAGATCGAGATCTACAAGAAGGCCGAGCAGGAGTGCCGACTGGTGTACGCCAATGAGGAGACGCCGTTCAACAAGCTGGTCGCCGTCACGAAGTTGGCGCAGATCACCTCCGGCTACTACATCCACCCGCTGGCCGAGGAGCCTGTGCGCATCGAAGGCGACAACCCGAAGCTAGATCTGCTGGTCGAGCGCGTGCAGAAGATCGTTGAGGCTGGCGAGAAGGTCATCATCTGGGCACGCTACCGCATCGAGATCGAGGACATCGTCGCACGGCTGCGTGCTGAGGGAATCGAATCTGTCGAGTACCATGGCGGCGTCAAGAAGGGCGACCGTGTCGATGCGATCGAAGCCTTCGAACGAGGATCTGCATCGGTGTTCGTTGGCAACCAACAAGCTGGCGGCACCGGCATCACCTTGGTCGCTGCGTCGTACGTCATCTACTTCTCCAACAACTTCTCTCTGCGCGACCGGCTGCAGTCCGAGGATCGGGCACACCGCATCGGGCAGAAGAAGAATGTTACGTACATCAATATCGCCGCCAAAGGCACCATCGACGAGGTCGTCATCAGGGCACTCACCAGCAAGAAAGATGTTGCAGACACGATTATTGACCGTGGATTGGCGCTTTTCGGGTGACTTTCGGCACGGCTGGCCGTGTGCGGCCGTGTCTTACCTTCTTTCGTCTATTAAATAAATTAGGTTAAAGAACAAGGACTTAATTAAGAGAGGGAGAGAGAAAGGCACACGGCCTCACACGGCCAGCGACGGCGGTGCAAGAAAATTGTTGCCGCTGGCGCAAAAATCAGGGAAAATTCCCGTACGGTTCGAACAGAACCGGACAAACTCAGAACTGGAGAAGCTATGTTTGATCACATTGACACCACTGTTGTTCTTGTCGACCACGACAAAGGAAGATTCGTTGTCGAAGCCGAGCAGCTCAGCGGCAAGCGCATCGTCGTTGCCACCGAGACCCGCTGGGACGACGTCAAGAAGCACCTTGCCGACGCACGCGATGTGCACGGAATTCCGGTGCGCTGCAGCAGCCGCGCGATGAATGCCATCAAGAAGCAGGTGATGCAATGAGAATGTGGATGGTTCCAACTCGGTTCATGTGCCGCAAGCACCTGCTCGGTCGCTGTCCCGACTGCGCTGCTCGCTACATTCAACAAGTTGAAGCTGGCTTCGGGCTGGCACAGGAGATCTGACATGAACCGCATCAAGACATTTTTGGCTTTCACCGCCATCATCGTTGCTATGGGTATCGCTGGACACATGGATGTCGAAGAGGAAGAGCGTCAGCAAGAACAGTACTGCGAGATGGTGAAACTGTGGAAGGAGTCCGGCGGCGAGAAAGGTTGGCCAGCCTACAACGGCGAGGAGCAGTGCAAATGAAGCGCAAGTACATCCACGAGCACGAGACCCGCATCAAGGGCATTCCGTGCATTCTCGGCGTTACCTACTTTCACCACCAGCCGCCGTGGCGCGGCTCTGCGCACACCTGCGACAGCGACATGGACTACTACGGCTACACGGAGTTGGAGTACGATGTATTGGATCGTCGAGGATACCGTGCAGAGTGGCTGGCGAAGAAAATCGACGACGACCTGGAGGCTGAACTCAGGAACGAACTTCAACAGATCTTGCAGGGCGATCCAGGCGACGATTTCTAGCCGTGGCTCAGGCAACCCTACTAGGCAACCCACGATCGCAGCGCGGCAGTGGGTTGCAACACTTTCTAGCGACGTTCGCGCAGTTTCTTATCCCGCTGCCAATCGTCTCGGCAGTCGGAATCGCAGAATTTGTGTCCTTCTGGGACGATTTCGTCGCACCAATGGCATCTGCCGACCGCCGGAAGTTCCTCACCGCGCATCCGTGCAACTTTGATGCTCAGATCCCGTTCGATCTCTTCTCTGCAGGTTGCTTGGTCGAACAGATCGGTCATTTCTTTCCCGCAGCGCGAGAGTAGAACAGCGTCCGGTCTCCGAACAGATAGAACCCGATCGCAGCGGCGAAGTTATCGACAGCAGCCGACGACTGGCCGCTGGCTGTCAATCCAGCCCAAGTCAGCAGCACGATGGCAGCAACCGCAGGACGCTGAAGTCGCACGATGGCCTCGACCCAAGGATACGACGGGTTGGTGCCGCCAGCGTCGTTCATCGCCTTGTACATCTCCAGATCGGCTTGCCGCATGCGGATGTACTCGTCCACGTTCGCCGGCTTCATCTCCGTCGGGGCGATGAAGCGGCTGATCAGGGATTTGCCGAGATCGACCGCAAGCGGTCCCAGGGCAGCGAGGATGGTGACTGGATCCATTATGGATACTCCTTGAATGGTAGTTGAAAGTGCGGACCGTCCTTGAATTTCTTCCAGTCACCGCCCCACTCCAGAGGAACGGAGAGTTCGGCCGCGGCCTTCTTGACTGCGTCAGCGACTTTGAAATACAATGGCCAGTCCCATCGCACGGTTCCGGCGACCATCGCACCAAGATCGACTGCATGGCCTGTCAGGTGGCGGCTGCTCATCGTTTGCGACGCGCCAGCCGCGACCAGCTGCTCCTGACGGGTCTTGGAGCGAACACCCTCAAGCACGGCAAAATCCACCGTGCTGATCTCGATGGCTCGCTTGACGACGGCGACCAAGTCCGGATGCACGCCGGACAGTCGGTCTTTGGATTTCTGGCTGAGCGAGAATGTCACGACAGATTCTTCAACTTGAACAGAACGTCGATGTACGTGCCTTCGAGGTCTTGCAGCATGTTGTCGATGGCCGGGACTTTGCCGCCGAACTCTTTGCGGTTCTTGCCGATCCACAACAGATCGTCTTCGAGGTGCGCGATGATGTTAAGGACTTTCGGTTGAGCCGGAAGGGCGCCAACTGACACCTGACCGAACAAGGCAATGTTCGACTCCACAACCCGATCCAGCTTACCGACGACATCGTCGCAGAATGCACCAAGCGTCTCGTGCGTATAGCCGGACTTGACGCGCCAGTGCTCAAGGTGCGCTGCGTTGCGTGTTGCGAACACGCGAGCGATGAGTTCTTCGATCATTTGTCAGCCTTTTTATCAAGTTTGTCTTCAATTTTGTCCAATTTTTTGAACAAAGCCTCAACCGTGTGCGTAAAGTCGTCTCGTCGAAGGTAGTCTCCGGCGACGAGGAGCTCGATCTCAGCTACTTTCGAGGCCAGGCGCGTGTCGGCCGTCTGGAGATCCTTGACGGCCTGCCAAACGGCATTAAGCAAGAATCCAATGAGGGCTCCGAATCCAGCAAGGAGCCAGTTGATAATCGTTTGGTCCATATATATCCTCAAGCAACAAGAAAACCGCTAAATTGATGAAGAGACGGACTCTCCACCACGTCCATGATTTTTCCGCCAGTTCCACCGCCGCACTGGATCTTGACGACGGCCGTGTTGCCAGCGTCCATATAGACCAACCCCGCTACCGTCGGGGTAAAGACGGCGATCCCGGTAACCGTTGTGATATTTGGCGGGGTAGGGATGCCAGTCCCGGTAACGGTTGTGATATCGAGCCCTTGCTGAAGGGTTTCCGTTGTGGTAACAATTTGGATGAAGGCGTAGGTTTGATCAGTGCCTCCTTCCAGGCGGACAGTAGCATTGAATTGGTAAAAGCCGTCTGTCGGCGCAGTAAAGGTTCCAGTCGCAGTATCGAAATTACCGCCGACATCAAAATCCTCTACGTCGAATGGAACTTGGTACAAGGTTCCATCTCCGGTCACGTTACTTCGCAGGGTATTGTTTCTGGCTCGGAAGGCAGAGGTGCCACTTTGCTTAATGTTCTTAAAGCCATTGTCAAGAATGAGCTTATCCGACACGTTGCCGGACACCGCGTTGAAGTCGCACCCGGAGTCCAGCTTGATGGCTGCCGTGCCAAAACCGCGGACGGTGTTACCAGTCACGGTGTTATGCTGACTAGCGTTAACCCCGTTTGCATACAAATGGATGCCGTAGGCACCACCGTCGATGACGGTGTTTCCAGTGATCGTGTTATAAAAGCATCCAGCTAAGTTATTCTGAGTCTTGATCCCAGGAAGGCTTGAGCCTGTGGCAGTAATCACGTTGCCGGCGATGCTGTTGAGCTCTGCACCATCCATGCCGATGGAGCCCACGCCACCAGCGTTGCAGTTACCGTCTAGGCGGTTACCGCTAACCACACAACGGAAACAGGCGTTGTCTAGCGTGATCCCCTCGAAGCCGCTATTACGCACGATGTTGCTGGAGATCACGCTGTCTTTGGCGGCATTTTGAGCGATGCCAACTTCAGCATTATCTGCGAGATAGTTGTTGGTGACCATGTTGAACCGGCAAGTGCTTGACTGCCCGTCCAGGCCGATGCCATGACTGTTGCCTTGGTAGATGAAGCAGCCGTCAATCAGGTTGTACGAGCCGGTCACGAAAATCTGGGCAGCTCTCCCGTAAGTCGGGAAAGGGAAACCGGACCGGTTGCCATCAAAGTCGAGGCCGCTGACCCGCGCATAATCGCCGGTGATGGCTAGAATAGTGATCGGGGCATACCGTTTGAGAACAGCGCTGCGTTCACCAACCAGGTCAACGCGGTTGGCGATCGTAAGCGTCGAGGTGATCTTATATGTTCCGGCAGGGATCACGACCTTACCCTCGACGGCTGCCGCGGCAGCGATAGCGCGCTGAAAGGCCACGGTGTCATCGGTGGCGTTGTCACCTTTTGCGCCGAAGTCCGTTTTGACGTTGTAGGACTGTTGCTCGATCCAGTTATGCAGGGTGGTGGCAACGGAGTTGGCAACAGTCCGCTTCACCCCGATCAGCGCATCACCTTTCGCCATGTCAGAGGTGTCGGCCAGATCGCCACGGAGGGTTGAAATCGAGGTCACCGAAGATTCGGTGAAAACAACACGACCTTTGGAATCAAGGGCTAAGAGAGAATAATCATCTTCGCTGAGATAAACGCGCGCGGGAGAGCCATTGCGAACAATGTATCCTGCGGAAGTGCGAAGAGGTTGGGCTGCTGGGATAGTACCGGCCTCGTCCCAATAGACACTTACCGGAGAAGTCTGCGGGTTCATGCCGGCCACCCCGACATAGATGCTCCCGGCTTCCAGGGGAGTCCCATCTGAAGCGAAGAACTGTTGGAACGGTGAGGCGACTTGATACATTAGCGGGCTCCTTTTTGATTAAGTGCATCGTTGATCCGCGCGCGAAGTTTACGATCTTTCACATTTTTGACGAGCATCTTCAGTCCGCTCATCACAGGTAGCGGCATTCCCGCTGAACCGCTGAGTGCCATGTCCATAGCAGCCAGGAGCACCGATGCGGTGTTGCTGGTATTGACTGCTCCAGGAGGCGTAGTGAACATGACCTTGGCCAAGTCATTCACAGCTCGCAACTTCTCAGCACCTTGCTTACCGAAGAGGTGGTCAAGTTTGCCCTCGTTGTCCAACCGCTTGATGGCCTTATCCAACCCAGAGGCCGAGATGACCTCGTTACCAGTTGAATCACGGGTGATGCCCTTGGTGGCTTCATCTCGAATGGACCGTAGGGCGGATCCTTGAATTTCGCGCCAGGCCTGCTTGCCCTCCTCACCGCCTGTTTGGAGCACCTTGCGTGCAAAGCGCAGGTCGTCAAGCGAACCTCGGAAAATGACGCGATCGGCGACATCCTCAAGAGCCACTTTACGGTCTGACATGCCACGCTTGTTGCTGAGCAAGTCCGAGATGACCGCGCGGTTCTCGTACTGCTCAGCGTACTTGGCGCGCAGACCACGGGCCTTAGCGTACAGCCCACCGCCGGCGCCCTCAGTGGAGGCATCAATGGCTCGCTTGAGGTCACCGGCGAACTTGACGTTAGTTGGATCATTGCCAGTGACCTTGTTCACGAACTTCCGCAGTTGCTCCATATTTCCAAGAGACATTCCGCCAGAGCTTTTTTGTTGTGACGTACCGTGGTACCAATAACCCTCCTCTGGAGTAACCTTTCCAACAATTTTTGACTCAATTGGAATTGCCTGTGCAGTTGCGCGTGTGTAATTATCGCCAAAGTTAGTGGGATCCTGAGGGGCTTCAGATTCGCGTACACGGACAACAACAGGTTCACCGCCGTTCTTCTCAGCGGCTTGCCTAGCATACCGCATGGCGCGCTCAGGATCTTTAGTCAGCCACACCGCGCCATCAGCACCGGGCTTCAAGGTTGTTTCACCGATGGGAAGGCCACCAGGAGCTGATGGGGTAGGTTCAACAGGAATCAATTGACCGTTGGCATCTTCAACTGCGCCGCCCAAGCGAACCAGCTCCTTCTTGGCGGCCGTCAGGACTGGCGCGGTCGACTCAGCAGACTGGGAGGTGTTCAGCGCGTCGACGACCTGCTTGGTGGAGATGGGGGCCTGCATCTCGCCGGCCTTCTCAGCTTCCTTGTAGGCCACACGGATCTCAGCCTTGTCACGAGCCGCCTTGGCCGTCAGCGCCTTGTCAACAGCAATGCCGACGGCACGATTGTCAGGCGCTTGGGCGCCCGTCTCGTCGAGCCAAGCATCGAATGATTGTCGCACCGCGCGATTCTGCTGTTCCATGCGCTCACGAATCGGCGCGCCCAATTCAGGATTCTTGGCGGCTTCCTGCTCAAAGCGTAGTTGGCCGAAGTCACGTGTGGCTTGGCCCTTGGTCAATTCAACTGGCACAGGCAGCTCCTCGCCGGCGATGCGACGCATGGTGCTGACATCTGTACCCATAGCGCCCACGCTGCCACCTGTGCCAGGAGTCGGCGCAGCAACTTCCGGTGTCTTCATGCCCATGACCTCAGCCACACGACCAGGGGCTGACTTGACGGCATTGACAGCGGCGGCAACTGGCGGTTTGACAGCGTCAGCCACCTGACCGGCTTTGGTGACAGCCGTTGCAGCTCCAGCGCGAGTTGCTGCATTGACGGCAGGGCGCGCGTTCCGAATCGCCTGGCCAAGCATGCCCATCTCAGCGGTCAACGGCACCATAGGAACGGTCTGCTGAACAGCGTCTCCAACAATTTGGGCGTACTCACGACCAGTCTCGGTGCGCGGCATGTACGTAAGTTGCTGAGCGCCTCCCATAGCAGCTTGCTCAACCATGTCGGCTGCCTTCTGGGTACCGAAGTCACCGTTCAAGATTGAAGCAGTCAGGCCTCCGATCGTGCCGCCAATCATCCCAAGGGTGCCGCCAGTCATTCCGGCCAGTGTGGTTAGGCCAGCTTCACCAGCTCCAACCAGACGTTCGCCCAGGGTCGGTTCCTTGGGGCGTTGGATGATGCCCTGTTCAGTGGGAGGTTGCCAATTGGGATCGTCGGTCGGAATTAGGCTTGTAGTCTGGACCGGCAACTTCACCAACCCAGCCTTCATATCGGCCTCAAGGTCATTCCTTTCTTGCTCACTGAGTTTGCCATCTACGTAAGCGTCGGAGATGGCCTTGGGCAGCATCATAGCAACCGGCTTCTCAGTGGGAGACTGCGCGGTCTGACCATTAAGAGCTGAACCTTTAGGGAGCATGACCAGACCGGCCTTGACGTCGGCCTCAAACTGGCCAGCTTCCTCAGGCGTCATTTTGCCGGCTTTGTAAGCTTGGTAGACCTGATTGATCTGGCTGGGCGCGGCACCAGAGTTCTGCTGGTATTGCGGATTGGCGGCCATGACTCGTTGAAAGGTACTTCCGCCAGACGGTTGGCCACCCTGCGAAATTTGCTGTTGGTCACCGACGACCCGAGCCACGTAAGAACGCGTGCGCGGGCCCCAGTTCGACCGGTCCGTGCCACCATGGTATTCGGCAACTGCAGCTTGGACGTTGCCCTTGTTGCGGTCCAGACTATCCTTCAGGAGCAGACCAGCAACCTCAGCCGCATTCTCAGGGTTGAGGTACGGGTCGATGCCGTACTTATCGATGGCAGCCTTGCGGGTCGCCGGGATAATCTGGAAGACGGTGCGCGCGCCAGCCTCGCTGACCTGGTCGTGGTTGCTGCGTTCGCCCTTGGTGACAATGGCCGCAAGAAGACCGTCCGGAAGACCAAGCTTAGCCTCGGTGGCCGTCGCCAAGTCCGTCCAGTACGGGTCCTTGTAGTTGTTCGGAGTATTGGTTGCCATTACTGGGCTCCCGGTTGAGCCCACCGCATGTAGCTGCGGGAATTCACGTTCTGCTGAGACTGCTGAGCACCGCGCTGTTCTGCCTTGATCGAAAGGTATTGCCGAGCGAAGTCGGTGAAGGTAGATCCGGCTGGAACATTGATGCCATCGATATTGATGTCTTGCTTCGGCTTGCCAAGGTGACCGACGCTGTTGACCCACTCGGATTTTGCGTTCTCGGTGACCGCCGTGAGCTGGTTGAGCTTGGCCATGCCACGCATGAACGACGCCATGACCTTGGTGTCAGCGGTTTCTTCCGGGAAGCCTCGCATCGCGATCTGGATGTCTCGGTCGGAGGCTGCGCCGGGAGGGAGCATCTTGATGGCTTGCCCATTCTTGATGCGTGCATATTCGTTGCGAAGCTGCGTCAAATAATCTTGGTTGCCGGTGGCATTTTTCAGCCACTCTTTGGCTGTGGTGAATTTGCCGTAGCCTGCGGACTCCGAATCAAGGCGGTTAGCAAGGTCGGTCATCTGACCGGCTGCTTGGTCTGCAGCAACAGACTGCACGACGGAGTCGTTGACAAGCTTGCGACCGTCGCCGTCCAGTGATGTGTTCTTCTGGCCGAGTTCGTACAGCTTGAGTTCGGTCTCGGACTGCAACTTGTCGCGATCAAGACCGAGACGACCAGCTCGTTCGCCGATCTGGCTGTCGATGTTGCGGATCTCCGCAGCGGTCTTTTGAGACTCAAGAGTCAGACGCTGCGGAGTTTGCTGCGCTTCGTATTCGGTCTTGGTCGCCTCTGCACCAGTCTTGCGTGCTGTCGCCTGACCCTGCGCGATTTCTGAAGGCAGCTTGGCCAGCGTCGAGAAGGTTGCGGAGAACTTCTCTGGGCCAAGCACGGACGAAAGCATCAAACCAGCGGAGTTCAGAGCCATCTCAGGCTTGGTGTCCACAAGACCGAGCATCGTCTCAGCCGCTTTTGCGTCTTGCTCTCGACCAGAGTTGCGCGCAGCAGACAATTGCTCGTTCAGCAGTCGTTTGGCGACATCGGCGTTGCCAGATTGAAGAGCGGCGTACACCTGAGAAGCCTGAGACAGCCGAGACTGCTGCTGATCTGTGTTAAGCATGCTCCAGGTGTTTTTGAAATGCTCTGCCAGCGCCGGATATTTGGTGGTTATATGCGCGAAGTCTTGAGCCGTTGGATTCGGGTTTTGAGACAGAGCGGCGAGGTCTTCTTGCATGCGACGAGTCTGGTCGACCTCTAGTTGCTGTTTCTGCAGAGCGATGCGCTGTTGCTCCGCTTTGTCCATCGCGTTGCTGAGGCCGAAACCTGCTTCGACTCCGGCAAGCGCATTGACGAAAGGCTGTTTGACATCGATGGTGTAGTTCATGGGTTGCATATTAGAATTTCCCCATCAATTTCATCGTTCCAAGCATGGAAGTCGTGCCTGCGATGTTGTTCCACATGCCAGCCTGTGCCTGCCCTTGGGCTAGTGCCGCACCAGCCTGTGCTGCTCCTTGCTGGCCAAGCGCGTTGATGATCTGGTTGGAAGAGTTCTGCCCAGCGTTTCCGACACCGGCTGCAGCATTCTGGCCGACACTGACCAGACCGCCTAGGTTGCTGTACTGCTGCTGAATCAACTGACTGAGAAGCTGCGGACGGAACTGCGCAAGTGCAGCTTGAACGTTGCCGCCTCGAAGACCTCCAGTTGCGCTTTCATTCTGAAGAATCGCGTTCTCGCCCTGAGTGGTGAGCGCAGCCATCTGCGGTGAAGAGGAAAGAGCATCAATCGCCCTCTGCTGCTCGTCTGCGCCAGAAAGACCGATAAGCGCCTGTTGCTGTCCAAGAGCACCGACACCTGCTTGGCTGTATGGCTTCAGCAACTCTTGTATTGCATCGAATTGCCTTTGAGACTCTTCGATCTGCATAGCCGCAGCCTGAGTTTGAGCGTCAGAAGCTTTTGAAGCAGCTTTTGAAGCAGATTTGCTGGCCATGTAGCCACCAATCAGTGTCGCTCCAGCAACTGCTACCATTCCCCAAGACATATCAATTCTCCAATTCTGCTTTTTTTGGCTCGCAGACGAGCACACCAGGTTTAGGTTGATTGTTGACGTCGTATTTCGACAGAGGATCAACCTCGATCAACTCGGCTTCAAGTTCGTCATCAGCAACGGTCTTGTCTGTCTTGTGCACGGTCAGCACGACGACGTCGGATAGAGCATAGACGACACGCTTTGTGCCAACCGGAGATGGAACGATGTCGCCTGGACGAATGGTGTAGGTTTCGCCTTGACCGGCGACTTGAAGCTCGCCTTCGCAGCCGATGAAGAAGTGCTCGGTCTTGTGGACCTTGCTGACGACGACGGTTCCACGAGGGATCTTGACCTTTCGACAGTACATCCCACCAGCAAAGTGGTGAGTCGTGTCCATCCCAGGTGCTTGAGGCATGTCCAACATAACTTGCTGAAGTGCCATGATCTGGTCACGCGTTGCGCTATGACCTTGAATTTCGCCGTTTTGATTTTTTGCCAGCAGCATCATCTTCTCCTTTTCAGGGATTGTGAGCTGCTGGCTGCTCGGTGGGCTCAGCTTTCGGAATTATGCCTTAAGTTTGCCACAAAAGCAATGATTAAGTTATTTCGCGTCCGGTTGCGCTGATGGTCAGAGCAGACGCCGTGCCAGCAAGCGTGCTTATGAATCCTCCGTCTTCCAGCGACTGACCGACAAGCTCTGGGCAGTTGTACGTCTCTCCAGCAGCAACAGACTTGACGCTTAGCACGCGGTTGGATGCCGAAGCTGTGCCGCCTGACGCCACGAGATTGACAGAGAAAGTCGCTGCTGCAGCGGTGGTGTTGGTTACGGTGAATTTGTCGATGACGGTCTTGCAGTTGGCAGCCGTGTATTGAGTGGTCTGCGCGTTTTCCGCTTGCTTGCGCGGAATGATGTTCTTTACGGTGATCATTTGGTTCTCCTAGGTTACCAAGCAGGGATGTATCGTGTCGTGCCGTTATCGTTAATCGGAATCCACTTTGTGGGATTACCAGCGACCGGGGCGTTGGCCAAAGTACCTGCCGCTGCGCCAGCTCCGTTCGAAAGAGTAGTTGTCGACCCTATAAGTGTCGAGCTGCTTACAGTTAAGGCACCAGAGATGTCTAAATTTCCAGGAAGATTTGAGTGTCCGGATGACTTCAAAGAAGCTCCAACAGAACCAGCTGCATTTCTCAACGCCAATTCTGTGTTACCGCTTGAATCTTGCCAAAGCCCTGAGTCGTTTGAAAGACCAGACGTCTTATAAACAAACATCCATTTGGCGCCGGAAGAAGAAACGCCACCTGTGGATCCAACCACTTGCAGCTTTTCTCCAGATCCAGTCGAGCCTCCAACCCTGAAATTTCCGCCTCCTGACACGGCAAGAACATCGCCAGCGGCTGCGCTGTTAAGTTCCAATGGAGCTCCAGCAACAGATCCGTTACAAGCGATGTTTGACTTTAAGACTCCTCCCAGCCTGAAATCGATGTAAGCTATGTTTGTTGCACCTCCGCTTAAATCAAAAGCCGCATTTGCTGCAGCCGCTAAGCCAAGAGATGAGAATGTTCCTGCTGCAGGTGCGGTTCCGCCAATAACGGCGCCGTCGATGGTGCCCCCGGTGATCTTGACACTTGCCGGGTTGTAAAAGTTGTTCGGTTCTGCCGGTGGAACGTAGAGATCCAGATGTGAAGAAAAATCGGTTGGCGGCCCGTAGCTGTCGGAAGCCACGCTCTCCTGGGAAGGCGCCAGAAGGAGTAAAGCAAGTTGGTTGGCAACGACCGCCAGGGCAGCCAAAGCCTCCCCTGCCTGCTGCTGCGCGTTTCCGGCGAGCGATTCAACATCCTCGAGACTTGAAGGAATCCCGGATGAAACGGCGGTGAAAAGCTCCTCGAAGGCCTTGATCGCTTGCGGGCTGGGTAGGAACTTGGCCAGTTGTGGCCGGTTCAGGTTGATGCTAGACATTAAGCGGCTCCGCGCGTGCTTCAAGTCGAGCGAAGGACAGGAAAGCATCAGATGTTCCACGGAACTTTTGAGCTCTCCAGTGGCGCATGGCACCTTGTTGCAGCCAACTCAGCCGGACATTGCGCTGGCCCCGTTTACCGGCTCGCTTCGGCTTCTCTTGGCTCCAGACCTCACCATCGGTAGTGTAAGATGTCCACACTACCGGGTCAGCATCGGAATCGACGCGGCCGGTCAGGGTCACCAGTTCAAGCTCATGAATGATCGCCCCACGTCCTTCGTTGTAAAGAATGGTGGTGCCGAACTCCCAGCAAACAGGACTGTCGTAATGGTAGGAGTGCTCGTTGGTGAGGAAGCCGTAGTTTGCCGAGGATGGATCACCTACGATCCACTTATCATAGCATCGGACCATCCCGCGAGCGCGGTAGGCTTGCTTCTGCAGGGTACCACTGTCTAGGGTAAACCAAACCGGCTCCTCAACGGCGACAGAGCCAGCAGCATCGTACACGAGCGTCTGATCAGGGAGGTGCACATAAAGGAACTGGTGGCTGTCCTGAATGCGGGCCTCGACCACGCATCCTTTCTGCAGAGCAGCTTCCCCGTAAGTTGCTAGGATCTGATCGATTTCTCGGGTCGATACTTTGCTGGCCTGCCCGTTGATTGCCATCCAAACAGCCAGTGGTTCATTCCGACCGCCGCCAACGAAAGCCACGGTGTCCATGAAAAAGCAGGCCGCGTATCTTCCGACGGCGCCTCTGGATACGAAAGACCCGGGAATACGTTGAAACGGGAAGAAGCTACCGCCGACGTTAGAGAAAGCCTCAATGGTATAGCGTCCTACGGCATACGGCTCGTCTCGAATCTTGATGAGACATTGAATCGGGTCTGGATCAACCTCGGCACTTCCATACTTCAGCGGGTTAACCTGGGTCGGGTCAGTCAGCTCCGTGACGACAAGGCTCGTACCGTCCGTCGTCATGAAATAGCCATCCACCCAAAGAACATCGTACACTGCTCCAAGGTCTGGGTCGGTAACACGAACCAAAGCAACACCGTCCCAGTAGTACAGGAGTCCTTCTGTGCAGATGGCCAGCCGGTCAAAAGAATAATCCATGCTTACTAGATCACTCCCACCGAGATCCTGAATAACCTCGAGGCTTCCATCGTATTCGATTTTAACGAACTTGGACCCCATGACCCGATAGCATACACCGTTCCAGGCTATCCCGCCGCGATCGATGCCAGGTCCCTCCCCGTAAAGCTCGATGCCGTCCGCTGGTCGCAGATAACCAGAAGAGATACCCTGCGCTTTTGGGACGGGCACAAGGTTGCGCGGGTAGCTGGTTCGGAAGTCAGCTGCCTCGTTAGCGTAGATCCCGTTGAGGATAGGAACCTGCATCGATCACCCCGGAAAGACAGTTACCCGGTATTTAACCAGTGTTAAGGTCTCACCGGCAAGCGCTTTCTGCCCGGAGAGAACGATGGTCGTGTCCGCCGTCGTATCAACAGACCCAACCACGACAGCATTGGTTGTTTCACCGATGCCAGTGGATCCGACTCCCATACCTCGCTGAGAGTTTGCTGCACCGGAATTTGAGATTGAAGTCAGCTGCTGAGAAGATGCCTGCGTGGTGATGATTCGATTTTGAAATTCAGTGCCTGCTGCGCCAGAGAATCGGACTCGGGTCGTCTTGTTGTTAGCGCTGTTCGTCATTGCCCACGTAGCAAGGATCTCTACGGAGCCATTCAAGCCTAGTGTGTTGGCTGGAACGGTGATCGTGGCGAGAACGTTCTCAGTCGTGTTGGCTGCGCAACTGGCATTGACGACGGCCTGAGCAAGAACGAATGGCGACTTTGCCGGACGAGAGGTGGCTTTGAGCATGATTACCAGCCCTCCCCAGGGATGACGTGAAGGGTCGTTCCAGCTGCAGAAATGTAGCTGAAGGTCTCTTGGTTGTCGCCTTTCGTCAGTGTCACCTGAGTGCCTGGAAGCACGGGCATGTCTGATGTGGCAGCGGCGATCGCGCCGGTTCCGGTTCGCACATAGGCGACGTTGTTGCCAAGGTTGGTAACAGCGATCTGCTTGGCGGCTTTGTTCACGGAAACGGATGCGGCAACAGCAGCAGCGGCAACGGTTTGGCCTTGGGTGTAGGCTGGATTGATTGGTGCGAGGACAGACATGAGATTCTCCTTAGATTCCGTCGAGTGTTTGAACGGTGAAGACAGCACGCTCGATCGCCAGTGTGTCTGCCGTGTCGAACTTAGCGACAAGACGGATCTTCTCGCCAGCACGAATGACGTTGCCGCCGTTGTTCAGGTTGGCGCCGGGACCAGCGAACGAGGCAGTGACAGGATTTCCAGCACCTCGCCCAGCTCCAATGAACTTGACGGAAGACTCATAAGGCGCAGCATCCGTTCCGATCAGGATGGCCAAGGTCAGATCACGGTTGGAAGGCCAACTGCCGGACAAGTTGGCGTACACCATCACGTGCGAAATATCGCGCGTCGCCACCCACTCACCGAGGACCTGGGACAGGCTCAGCGAGTCCCGACCGGAGGGAGCAATCAACTGACCGTCCCAGTTGGCGATGTTGCCGTAGCTCGTTCCGACGGACACGTTGCTGGAAACCGTCTTGCGCATCGAGTATAGCGACGAAATTCCAAGGATGCCGCCGACGTCCGCGTCGCCTGCAAGGATGTAGTCCTTGAAGTTATTGACAGAGATCTTGCGAGCGTCGCCGTTCTGCTGAGACCAGATCGGAAGCAGGTCGCTGCCGTCCGGCGAGTCGATGGCATTTAGAGAGTTGATGGTCGGCACGTTGTCTGCTCCTACTCGAATTGAATCTCGTTGTCAGAGCCTGCAAGCACCGGCTTGTCAGGAGGAGCAACGAACGGGTTGTTGAAGTTGCGCCACGGCTTGGTGCCTTGACCACGCGGCATCGTGATCGGCATTTGCCGCTCCGGAGTCGGCTGTGCAGTCTGGTTCAGCATGTTGCTGTAGGCCATGTCCGCGAATGCTTGTGTCTGCGGAGAGATTGTCTTGCCGAAACCTGGAGCCAAGCGGCACGCCAGACCGAGGCAGATCGCCTCGATGGCGAAGTCCGGTGCGTTGGAGTCTTGGTCCAGGTCGCTGTCTTCCGGCGAAGTAGGCAGCGGGTAGCCGATGCGCACGCCGTTGGAGTTCCAGCTGGCGACCATCGCGTCCATTCGACGCAGTGCGCTGTTGAGCTGCTCTGGCGTCAGATCGAAGACATAAGCAGCAAGCCCGATCTCTTCAAACGCCTGTGTGATGAGTTGCCGCTTTGTCCAGCTCATTTGTTACTCCTTGGCTTGCTCGGCCAGCTTGGCTTCGATCAGCTCACGCAGCTTTTTGTCGCTGATGTTCGCTGCAAACTCGATGCCCAACTCGGTGGCCTTCAGCTTCAGCTCGTCGCGAGTAGGAGCGTCCTTGCTCTCGGGAGCCTTGACGTCTGCTGCGGGAGAGTCGCTAGAAAGTGTTGCAACGGCCTTAGCGCTGATTTCATCAGGGTGGGAATACCAACCGTTGGCCAGCTTCTCGTCGAGGTCTTCCTGCGTGGTTACCGCAAGAGTGTCGAATGTGCCGCCACGACGCTGGTATGGACCGCCGTCCTTGTAGACGATGGTCGGTTCGAATTGTTCGCTCATTTCTTGCCTTTCGGTGTCTTGCAAACGAAGGAAGGAGCCGAAGCTCCCTCCCTCTCACTTCATCAGCTCTGGCTGAACAGGATCACACCCGACATTTCAGGCTGCTTGTTCACCACGCCGAACAGCGTATCGAGACGATACTTGATCTTCATGGTGTTGATGTCGTACCACTTCTGCATCACAAGCTCGATGCCCTGATCGGTGCTGGCGCGCATCACTGCGGTGCCAGCGTCGGTCGGAACAGCGTAGCGACCAGGGATGATCTCGATCGCATCCTTCTGCCAGAACGGGTTGAGGTAACCCGCTGCGGTGTTCAGGAAGGTGATGGCGGCGGTGGCGGACTTGCTGGTCACCGTGCAGTTCTGGTACTCGGCAGACGCATCGTTGGCCACCTGATTGGTGATCAGCGGCGGCGAGATGGTCATGGTGGCACCAGAATCGACCGAGATGACACGGAAGGTCTTCAGCTGGCCGGTGCTCTGCTTGGTGATGTGGTGCACAGCCTCGACGTTCGCAACCGTGAAGCAATCGCCAGCGGCCACATTGGTGGTCGAAGAGACGGTCACTTGCTGGAAGCGGTTGTCGACGTTGTTGCGCTCGCCGGTCACAGCGGTGCTGGTGGCCGCTGGCGTGTAGAACTGAGCGCCGGCATCGGTGGTGTTGATAGTGATGCCGGAACCAGCGGCAGCAGCCTTGCGAACAGCGTAGTCCAGCTTCAGCGTGTCGAACGAAGCCACGCGGCCAACGAAGGCACGCTCATAGGCGTCGTCAGACTTGCTGTTGCCGAACGAGCGGCTGGCGGTCTGCAGGTTGCTGGCCATGCCGTTGTAGTCGCGGGTGCTCAAGGCCAGATAGCGGTCTTCGAACTGCACGCCCTGCTCGTTCATGATGGCTTCGCACAGGGCGACGTCATCAAAACCCGAAGCAGCGGAGGTGCGCTTCACGACCAGCGTGCCTTGCAGCGACGCGACGTTCATGACGGCGACGTTGATGTCGGATGCCAGCTTCTGCTTGGCGGCAGAACCCAGACGCTGCTCCTGCAGAGCGTCACGAAGTTCCTTCGCGTTCAGAACCCAAGGCACGGACTTGCTGTAGCCGATGGTGGCCGGGACGGACAGCTGGGTGTAGTCCTTGAAGTTGCTGGTCTGGTCCATGCCGTCGAACGACTGACTGATGTACGGCTGCGGACGCCAGATGACGTCGCTGGTGCGTTCCATCGTCACCTGGTCGGTGTTGTAGATGGACGCGGCCTTCGACAGAATACAAGCGTCTTGGAAGCCTTCGAGCAGCAGCTCAAACGCCACTCGCTCTTCTTTGGAAAATGCATTTGCCATGGTGAAATACTCCTATTGGATTTGAATCAGGTCTTCTTCGCCTTCAGCTGCTTCCGGTACTGAACCACCTTGGTGTAGTCGCCGGTCTTCTCAGCCTCAGTGCGAAGACGCTCAAGGGTCGAGTCCGTTGCACCAGACATGCTGCCAGTTCCCCTGACAGTGCGCTCCGGTGGCGGTGCCTTGCGTTGCGTAACTTTCAATTGCGTCTCCAGTTTCGACACCGCGAAGGCATACTTAACGGGGTCAGTGATTGCGGCCAGTTCCTTCAGCTTGGCGGGATTCTTGCCGAGAGCGTAAATCACCAGTGCGGAATTTTCAGCGCCTTGCAAAATTATGCCTTGTTGTGTGGAGGAGAGCAACTCCTGCACATTAACTTCGGCGTCTTCAAAGTCCTTCACCTTCAGAGAGGCTTTCGCTTTGCCGTAGGATTCGAGCTTGGCTTGCCATTCCTTCTCCTGCGCTTCGGTCTCGGCTTTCGCCTTGGCCTTCTGCTCTTCGACGACACGCTTCTGTTCGTACCAAGAAGCCAGAGCCTCCTCATACTTGTCCGCGTCGTAGTCGAAAGTTTCAAGAGTCGGCTTGGGACCAAGCGTGATCGGCTTGTGGCCGTCGTCGCCTTTGACTGCACGCAGCTGCTCTTCTAGCTCACGGATGCGCTTCTTGTCCTCGCGATTGGCTTTGCGCAACTCACGCACCCACTCCGGTGCATGGTTCTGGTCGTCTTCGGTGGGCGGCGGTTCCTCACCAATGGTTACCACAACAGAGTCGTCGGCTTCCTCGTCGTTCTGGTCGGCTCCTTCGTTGCCTTCACCTTCGTCGGCGTCGTCAGCGTCCAGGTTTCCCTCTTCGACGTTGTCGCCTTCGCCGTTGATGGCACCGGATTCGTCGTCCAGGACGATGGTGTCGTCTTCTGCTGCTTTACCTTCTGCCTTTTTGTTCATGGTCTGATCCCGTTCTGAAACTCACCCAATAGAAGATGGCTGGGTGGACACCATTTGATCTCCGGGTGCAGTCGGCGGCGTCTCACCGCTGGGTTGCAACTGTTCACCAAGAGCTTGCACCAGGCGAAGGAGTTGATCGCGCTGCGACATGTCGATGTTCGCAAGGGTCTCAACCGTCTTCGCTTCGGATTCTTTCGCCTTCGCCACCGTCAGCAGCGTGTTGGCGCGTGCCTTGCCTGCCTCGGCCTGAGCCTGCTCTGCAGAAGCCTGCAAGAAGACGGCGTTGGGGTCAGGCGGCGTGTTCTGTGCCTCTTGCATCAGGGCTTGTGCTTCCTCGTCCGTCGGTGTGAGCACCCCAAGACGCAGGAGTTTCTTGCGGAAGTAGTCGCGGACGTCCGTGACGCCTTCGCCTTCCATGTTCATCATGATCATTGCGCCGAGAACCTGCTGCGTCTCCGGATCCTGCGTGATCGCAAGCATGTTCGTCAGAGCACGCACTGTGCTGGAACGTCGGCTGGCCGTGGAAGGACCAACCTCAACAGCAACGTCCATCGACGCTTCCGACAGATCGTTCTCATACTTCGTCTCGCCGGTCTCGATGTTCATCATCGGCTTGCTCAGCTCGATGTATTCAACTTCGCCCTGCTGACCAACACCCTTCATCTTGCGTCCGGGCTCGACCAGAACGTCCTTGGCCATGCTGAGCCAGATCTCGCCGCAACGCTTGATGGCCTTGGCCATGTTGGACATGTAGATGAAGGTCTGCATGTCGAGCTTGCCCTGAATAAGCTCGATCGCCTTGCCGCTGATGTTAGGTTGTATCTGCTCACCGGCCTGCTGGTTGCCAAGCACATCCTGCATGTCCTGCTCGGTCAGCTGCAGCAGAGCGGCCATCGCCGGAGGAATGCTCGGCGACTTGGTGTACGATTGCGGACCAATGGCGACAGGATTGCCGTTGGGGTCGGTCAGCTGATTGACGAGCAAATACGGGTAGTTCTTGATGTTGTCCTCAGCCCACATCACTTGGTGGCCTCCGATCTGCTCCGGCGTGAAGATCGGCTTCTCGACGGACGACACCGCGCTGATCTCTGCGAGCTTGCTCAGCTGCATGTTCTTCAGTCGCTGCGGATCCTTGGCCAGACGCACGTGGCCCATGCAACGTTCGACGTTGTCGACGAACCAACGCTTGCCGTAAACAGGCACCACAGGGATGCACTTGCCAGCGATGTAGCCGCAGTCCTCAAGCACGCGAGCGCCGTTGATGATGTACTTGTGCACGCGGCGAGTCTTCAGCTTCTTCTGGCGTGCCAAGCGGAAGCCGGTCGCCTCCAGCGTTTCTTCCAACATCTCGTCGTTCTCGAACTCGCTGTCGCGCACCTTGCGCTCGGAGCCGTCCAAGCCACGGTAGATGTGCAGTGTCTCGGTTGCTTCCTCGACCTTGTAGTACTCGGCGATGTAAACGACGTCCGGCGTCAGCCAGTCGAACATACGCTGGAAGATCTGCTTGTGGACGCTGGCAGGATCCTCTCCCCACTCGGCCTTGTAAGCGTCGTAGGCCATGGACGTCAAGACAAACGCATGTTTGGCGTCGGCCTTGTCCTGCCGTTTAGCGTTCAGATCGAAGAACACGGACGAGTCGGCATCAAAGATCGGCTCGATGCGGATGCGCTGACGCTCGTCGTCCTCGTCTTCTTCATTCTCGTATTCGCACCGCAGCCGCCATGCACCAAAACCGCCTCCGACGGCCTCTTCGAACGCATTGTCGTACGCTTCCTCGGCGACAGAGTCCTGCTCGTCAGCGCGGTAAAGCTTGGCGCAGGTGTCGGCGAGACTGTCGTGCTCGCTGCCTTCTTTGCTGACGAAATTGACGGTGATGCGGTTGTTGCGATACTCGTTGATGATGCGGATCACAGCTAGGTGGATCTTGTTCACCTCGAGACGCGGCTTGTTCTCGAACTGTTGTCCGAGTGGCCCTTCCCACTGGGCACCAGCCACGGAGTAGAACCGGCGATCCTGCAGACACTGCAATCGCTCGTCTCGCAGAGCTGTTTGAATCTTGTCGAACTCGCTGACCGCCTCTTCGTGGATCGCTGCCAGTCGTTCTGCCTTTGTGCGTGCCATGCTTACATCCTCTTGAAATGATTGACGGATGCCAGCGGCTTCGCGTCCTGTTCTTTGCGCTCGGCGCGGATGGGCCACTCGTAGTCAACACAATAGCCAATGGCCGTTGTGATGTGCTGGTAGTCGCTGTCTTCCTCGATGAATGTGCTGCCCTTCTTGATCTGAACCGTGGCCAGACCCTTGTGGGCGTACGGAGCCTTGTTCGGGTTGATGAACAGCGATCGCTCACCAGCAGCGTTGCAGATCTTGGCACGGACGGCGTTCTGCCGGTCGCGGATGGCTGGTGCTGCCAGCTTCACACGACGCTCAACCTTCCAGCCGTTGGCTCGCAGGACGGTCTCCATCTCGGTGTAGTCGGATGCGTGGCCGTGCTTCTCGCCTGCTCGACCGGCTGGGTCGCCGTACAGAATGACGTTCTTGTTCTGGTGGTTCTTGAACTTCTCAACGAACTCGATTGCCGACTGGCGAGCAACAGCCGAGGTCAGCACGATCTCGTCGAGGATGTAGAAGTCTTTGCCGCCGTTGCGCTTGACGCCAATGCCTGAAGACATCGGGGTGAAGTTGAAGTCGTGGTGCCACATGATCTGTTCGTGCGGCTGCAGGACTTCGTTGGTGGCGTTCAGAACGGTGTCGTAGTCCTCGTACACTCGACCGCTGGCCGTCTCGAAGCTGGCTTCGTACTCCTGTCGGAACTGGCGTGCCGACATACGGCGCTTGGCGGCTTCGATCGTCTCTGCCGGAAGGATGTCTGCCGACTTCCAGCTGTACAACTTCCAGTCCGGATCGTTGGCCGTGCGAGCGTACTCGGCCATCTCGTAGTAATGGTTCAGACCGTCGGGCACACCGATCAGCCAGCACCAAGCCTTGAAGTCCGGGCGAGTCGGGTTGTACGTGTCCAACGCAGGGCTGATGTTCTCTTCCCATGCGCCTTCACGAACGTCGGCGATCTCGTCGATGATGCCGCCTGTCCAGAACACACCCTCCATCCGCTGCGGTTGGTCAAGGCCGATCAACGAGATGGTGCTGCCATTTGGGAAGCGAATGATCAGATCGGACTCGCTTGGCTTGTCGGGCAGCACGGAGCAGAATGCCAGACGCTTAAGGTCGTTCCAGTAGATGCGCTTCACTTGGTCGCGGGTCGGCGCAGCCACGAAATACGAACCAGACTCGCGCATTGCCTCTCGCACGACGAAACGCTTGGCTCGCTCGGTCTTGCCAGAACGACGACCAGCAGGGACAACCTTGAACCGAACACTGTCATTGACCAACGCTGTCTGAACATCGTGTTCCTTCAGCGGGTACCAACGTGCCAAGTCCTGCTCGTAGGCAGGGCTCAGGTGTTGTTGGTCGGTCATCATGTTCATACAGGCAACCTCGTCGCCATCAACTTCAGTGCCTCGGCCACAGCCTCGTTGCCGCCCTGCACGCTCACCGTCTGCGTTGCGAGGCGCGGAGCGTAGTACGGCGATGCCGCCTTGGCAGCGTCCATCCGCACAGGGAAGTCTGGGTAGATCGTGTCGATGACCAACTCACGGCTGATCTCCTTGCCGTGCTCGTCGCGTTTGATTTCCCAACGCTTCTGTTGGACCGGCTCGCCGCGAACGATGTTCAGCAACCACTCGTGTGGAAGAATGCCTTCGGCTTTGGCGGCAGCAATGGCCTCCTTGGCGACACGATTCACTGCGCCGACTGGTCGCCCTGCTCCTTTGCGTGGTCCACCGCCACCTGCCATTATGTTTCTCCGGAAATATAGTGATTAAAAATCCACTCTGAATTATGCCTGCAAAAGTCGTTCTTGGAAAGCACCGCCGCCGACTTTCCTTTGCGCAAGCAGCCCATCTCCTCAGAATGCTCTTCCCTTCATTCTCCTCTCTTAATTCTTTATTCCTTGTTTCCTTTTATTTAATTATTATTATAGACAAAGGGTAATAAACAAGTTCTGAGGCGATGGAACCACAATACGGCGTGCTCCTTCTACCATCCAAGAGCAGCGGCCAGCACGACACGATCAGCCGTGCAGCATCCTTTCTTGCCGTACACAAAGAACCGCTCGCCGCAATCCTCCCAACGACCATCCTTAGTCGAGGGATTCACAACCTTAACATATCCCAGCCGTTCCATAGCACCAGGAAAGTTGCGAGCAATGGTGTTCATAGGCAGATTGGTGTCTTCGCATTCATTGATCGCATTTGTTAGCCAGTTGCTCTGCACATATTCCGGCCACTCCAGCGAATCCAATGCACGAACGAAGTGTCTGTCGATCCGTTCTTTCCATTGCTTTTTGTCGAAAAGAACTTCACTCGGCTTGCGCCGTTTGACCGGATTGGCGTGCTTAGGGTCGAACGGATCGAACATCTCAGCAGACCTCCCCAGTCTCCATGCGATAGCGGTGCATCGCCGCTTCTCTGCGGGTTTCGTCTTCCATGAGTCGTTCTAAAACGTAGTCGTATTCATGGCTATTTGGTCCAACAAGCTCGGCGGCGCATATTGAACATTCTTCGCAATACCAGTCGTCGAACGTCATCATTCACTCCTTGACCGCCGAGACACTGGCGTCATTGTTGTACCGACCACGAGCCGCATACGAGCGTTCCACCTGGACCCATTTATGTTCATGGAACAGCATCTGCCCGATGGGCATTCCGGCGGTGAGACGCAGATGGGTGAAGCGGAGCACGTTGTGCAGCTCCAGTGTCAAGGCCGAGCCGTTCCATCCGGCGTCGCAGTGGCACGCGAACAGGTTGTTCAGGCCGGAGCGCGCACCCGAGCTCTTCAGTCGGAACTCGGCCGAGATGTTCCTCGGCAGGTTGAACACCTCGACGGAGTGCGCCAGCACGAACTCTCCAGGTTGCAGGTCGTAGTGTCCTCCCATATCGCGGCTGAGCGACAGCTTCTTCTGCGGGAAGTTGGTGCGCTTGAACGGATCGACCACGGATCCCGGTTTGTGGATCTCCACGACAATCTCGTCGCCCAGGTGGATGTCGATGGACGAGGCATTGATGCACTCGGGACGGACAGGGACGATCACACCTCGTTCGACGATCTCGCACAGTTGGTTGTAGCTCAGCATTCAAATCTCCTTGGTTGCTGCCACGGCGTGCTGGGAGCCGGACAGATAGATTGCGGTCAGTGTCTGTTGCAGCGAACAGCCAGCATTGACCATGTCGGTGTAGATGTCGAGTACGATGCGCTCGATTGCTTCGCGCGAACCCTCTGGCAGCCGCGTCTCAGCCATGTTGTACGGTTTGCGGTGCGGCTCACGGCGAAGCAGAGAGCGATGCATCGAATGCAGACCTTTCTCGCGTTTAGTCATTGTCGCACTCACACATGTGGACTAGCCGTTCGCAATACAGACACCATCCTTGCTTGATCAACATTTCGCGCATGTGCGCTTTGTATCTGTTGTCTGTCGGGTCGTTCCAGAAAACCCAGAACGCATCCATGAAATCCTCGTTGCGTTTGTGCTCGCGGATCCAAGCTTCCATGTTGCTGCGCTCCAACTTCTTCAGCCGGTCGATCTCCGCTTGCTGCTCGGCAATCACTCGTTCCAGCGGACTAGTCATTTCTCTGTTCCTCCAATAATTGAGCTTTGCACAACTCCAGCAACCCGACGGCCTCAGCCAACGAAACACGGTCTGCGTAGCTGTAGATGACATTCAACAATTCTTCAACCATTTTCACAAGTTGCGCACGCTTGAACGGCGCATTTACAACTTCGCCCATCAGAATGGCTCCTTATCAAGTTGCGCCGTCGGGTCGTAGTCGGCCACGCCAGCCTTCACGTACACGGTCACCTTCTTTCCTTCAATCTTCCAGCGACCGTCCTTCACAGCGGGATTCTTGTACATCACGTAGCCGACTCGGCCGATGGCGTTGCTGAGCTTGCGCTTCACGTCCGCATCCTTCTCGCCCATGGCCACCGCTCGCGTCACGATCCAGTCGGCACGAACGCCGTCGGGATGTCCCAGTTCGTCCAGGATGTCGTCCAGCCAATGGTCGCCTGCCATGCCTCCGGCCACGACGGTCTTGTGGGCATCGGTCTTGCGCTGGCCGTTGCTGGCGCTGAAGCCGGAAATATCGCGTTGGCGCAGGTAGGCAGCCACGTGCGTCGCACCACCCTCCAGGAACCAATCCCACAGATCGGAGAAGTACTGACGGCGACGCGCCTCGTCGCGCAGCCCCATGTCGTCCATGGTCGCCGCTTCAATCACGTCGTAGCGCCGGTCGTCGGGTGGGATGTAGATGCCGGACGCGAGGTGGTTCGTCGTGATGATCACGCCGCAGTACATCCGCACGGAGTACTTATGGCCGTACTTGGGGTTGATGGCGCAGACGTCGGGGGAACCGGCGATGAGCACCTTGGTGCGCTCGTTGAATGCCCACTTCGACATCTCGTGCAGGTTCGCTGCCTCGGAGATGCGCACCAGCGTCGCTGCGGCGAACTCGTTGAAGTTGCTCTCGAAGGCGGCAGGGTCGATGTTCGCCACGTTCCACACGCCGATCGCAGGGCAGCAGAACTCGATGGCCGTGTCCTTGCCGACGCCTTGCCCACCGGCGATGAGCAGCGCGAACCGAGGCTTCTCCCACGGCCTCTGCACGCGGTGCGCCATGTAGTTCAGGAACTGGTCGGCGTCGCCTGGTTTGTCGAACACCTTGTGCACATGCTCCAAGAACGGCGTGGCGAGCTTGGCGTCGCCGAGTTCGATGGTTGGCTTGCGGTAGGCGTTGAAGAGCGCAGCGCCACCCACCGGCACCACCTCGCCGTTGCGGCAGTCGTAGCCCTTGACGTAGTCCTCGTCGATGGCCGGATCGCACGTCATTGAGGTGCACAGCTGGTTGAGCTTGAGCCATTCGCTGGCCTTCACGATCTTGCCGTTCTCATTGACCGGCGACACAGCCGCATCCACCGCGCCAGCGATCCAATAGCTGATGGTTGGACGGTAGATGAAGTTGTTGCCTGGACCATAGTACACGAAGTTCCCAATCGGCACCTCGCCCGACTTGGGAGCCCACCCGTTGTCGAGCGCAGCCTTCACGATCGTGCCGATCGTCAGCTTGCTGCCCGAGTCCTGCTGCGACAACTCGTAGAAAGCCTCGTGCATGATCTCGTCGTGGTTGCGGCCTTTCTTGCCGCCAAACTTGCTGGCCCACTCGACGTACAGCGCCCAAGCCTCGTCCACACGCGCAAACTCGCGCCCAAGGATGATGCCCACGTGTCGCCACAAGTCGCGGTCGTCGGCTGGCACGACCTCCAGCATGGAGCGAACCTGCTCGATTGTGTACTTGCCACGGTACATGTCGTCGTTCTTCGGTCGGCCACGGTTCTCCTTGCGTCGCGACAGGTGCGCTGGGAGCACGGCAATCGGGTCGCCAAGGTTGATCCACTCGTACACACCTCCGGAGCGATGGCGACTGGGAGCGGCGACGATGTAGCCGCCGTCGTTGCGGCAGTCCACGCCTTTGCCCAGGACGTTGCTGGCGGTCTTCAGAGCGGAGTTGTACTGGAACACGACATGCAACCCGCCAGAGCCGGTCTGTGCCATCAGCGTTTGCGGCTCGCCGTGGTCCTTGATTGCCTCTGCCCAGGACTCTGCACCGAACTTTCCTTCGCCGATGTCCACGTCGATCACCGTGATGCCGGAGATCTCGCCAGTGACCAGACCGATGTTAGCCGGAGGCGCGTCTGCACCGAACCACTCGTCGATCTTCGCCAGATCGCGGCTCGCCTCCTTCAATCCTCGTGCAACTCGCGGATGCTTGCCCGCATCGCCGCATCCTTCCTTCCCGCAGCTGCACTCACCATCTTCCAGAATCGTGTGCAACGGGAAGACGTACCATCCACGCGCAGCGTACTCTGTCGCTGCCTTGTGTATTTCTTCTTTGAATGTCATAGTGCCTTCCAAACAAAAAGGGTGCGCAACCCGAAGGCCACGCACCCTGTGTTACCGAGAGAAAAGCGCAGCCGGATTAGAAGCGGTCGTCGCCGCCAGCCTCGACAGCGTGGTCGCTGACCGGCTCCTGCACCTTCACCTCGCCAGCGGCAACCTGCTTGTTGAACTCCTTGGCGCGAGCGTAGGTCTCGGCGTCCTGCACCGGCTCAACCAGCTCGATATCCAGACCCCACCAGCTGCCCTTGCTGTTCTCTTCCTTGACGGCCTTGAGCTTGTACACGTGGCTGAAGGAAGGCGGGTTGAATGGCTTGCCTTCCGGCGTGCGCAGCTCGATGCCCTGGATGCGGGACATCCAACGCTTGGACTTCTTGATCTGGGTGCTGGACAACGAAAGCAGAGCGGGTTGCCATGCGCCGGTCTCGGACTTCATCAACACGAAGTGGTTGCGGGTGTCCTTGAGTTCGTCGCCTTCCAGACGCAGACGGCCATCGGCGTCCTTCTCCACACCGAGGATCTTGCCGGTCTCGATGTCGATCGGGTTGTACTCGCCCTTGTAGCCGCCACCTTCGCTGCGCGGTGCCCAACGCAGGCAACGACGCTGGTAGGCGCAAGGCACGACAAGGACTTCCTTGAACAGTTCGTCGGTGATGGTGTTGATGAACAGGCCTGGACGAGCGCCATCGACGGTCTCGAGTTGCGGCGACAGACCCTGCAGCAGCGCGATGAACGGGATGGCGAACGAGTCCTTGTCGACACCTTCCATACCCATGCCGGCATCAGCGGCGAAGTCCATCGCCATGGTGGCGAGCGCGTTGCTCTTTTCGTCTTTGACGGCGACTGCGGTGTTTTGATTCTTGGCCATGATTGTGTTTCCTTTTCAGATTGGTGAGTTGATTACTTGTTGCTGAGTTTGGCGGTCCACACAGGACGCGCACCGAACAGGTCGAGCGGGATGTTGGTTCCCATCGCGAGTTGCTCCTTGAGGAATGCTTTCAGCGTCTGGGCATGCACGCTCTGGTCGAGGGAAGGTTGCAGCCCCATGGCACGCAGCTGCTCGGAGAGGCGCACGGCCTCCTCTTGCTCGCCCTTGCCGAACTGCGTGGTTACTTCGACCTTGATCAGCCCACCGAAACCGTGGTCGTTCAGCCAGTCGTGTGCCTGACCCTTGTTTGCCGCTGGGATGGAGGCGTACACCTCCTGCTTGATGCTGAGCTTCTGGCCGGTGTTGAGCTTCAACTCCTCCAGACCCAACTCCTGCATCGCACTGGGAATGGTCTCTTCCCGCAGCACTCGTGCTCGCTCCTTGGCGTCCTTGAGCTCTTGCTCGGCGTTGTCGACCTCCTGGTCGACGTCCAGCAAGGCTCGCGCCAGCGCAGCCATGTCGTCTAATGAAATGCTCATGCTTTCGTTCTTCCTTTCTAAGCTACACGCTGATGTGCGACGGCAGGTACCGTCCCACGTTCCTGTCCCACTTCAGCACCGTGAAGCGTCCGTGCATCCTTCCCAGGATGGCGCACGCAACGGCGATGACAGCGGGATCCCCCATGGCCACAAGGCAGTCACCCGCCTCATAGTCATAGTCCTTCAAATGCTCCTTCATCTGACGCACCAGATCGGCAGTCGCGTGGAATGCAGCACGAGGCGGCATCATCACAACCAACTCACCGTGTTCAGCTGCGGGAGCAATGTTGACCGACGGCACGAAGGCTCGTGTCTCTGGGTCGCGTCGGTGTGGCACTTGAGTGATGAATACTTTCGGTGTTTTCATTTCGGAGTTCTCGTTTGGTTAGCAACCGTGGTAATTCTCCTCGAATTTTCGCCGTTCGGCAAACTTTTTTTGGGTCAGATAAAAAATTTCTTGCTCTCACACGGACTTTTCAGGCAAAATTGCATCCGGGTCATCCCATCAACTCAGAAAGGAACATCAATTATGAAGATCTATGGAGCAGGCATCGCCGGTCTGTTGGCTGGTTGTCACTTCCAACGAGCGACGATCCTCGAAGCAGGGTCAGAAGGCCAAGTCCAGCACAAAGCTGTGCTACGGTTCCGCACGCCGGAAGTTGGCGACTCGGTCGGCATCGACTTCCGCAAGGTCACCGTTCACAAGGGTCTCTGCGTCAATCGCGAGCACGTGGCTCCTTCTATCAAGTTGGCCAACCTCTACTCGAAGAAGGTTATCGGCAAGCTGGCCGACCGCAGCATCTGGAACTTGCAGCCGTCCGAGCGGTACATCGCTCCGGAAGACTTCCTCGCGCAGCTGGCAGAGCGTTGTGCTGGTCGCATCCAGTGGAATCACACTGTGACGAAAGAAGAGGTGTTCGGCTCCGACGAACCGGCCATCAGCACTCTGCCGATGTCGCTGATGCACAAGTGGTTCAACGAGCACAACGGCCTGTTGCAGCCGACCGAACCCGAGTTCAAGCACGCACCGATCATCGTGCGGCGTTGGCGCATCCCTGATGCAGACGTCTTCCAGACGATCTACTTCCCTTCGCCGGGCACACCGTTGTACCGCGCCAGCATCACCGGAGACCTGCTGATCGCCGAGTACGTCGACAACGGCAAGCACGACCGCGACGACGGGGATCTGTTCGACGCTTTCGGAATCTCTCTGCACGACGCCGTGCCGATCGAGAAGGTCAGCCAGCGGTACGGCAAGATAGCCCGGATCGACGATGCATGGCGCAAGAACTTCATGTTCGAGCTGACCCACCGGCATCAGATCTACAGCCTTGGACGCTTCGGAACTTGGCGCAACATCCTGATGGACGACGTTCTGCACGACATCGGTGTGGTGAAAAAGCTAATGAACACAACGACTTACGATCGTCGTCGAGCGCTCGCAAAATAATTGTTGCCGAACCATGAAAAAGTCAGGCATAATTCACTCACGGTCGATCGAGACCGGACCAACTCAGAAAGGAACCAAGCCATGACCAAGATGATCGCCGAGATGACCACCGCAGAGATGGTTGCCGAGTACAACATCCTGACCGGCAAGTCGATCAAGAAGTTTTCCAGCCGCGCTGCCGGTGAGCAGCAGCTGACCAAGGCTCGCGAACTGCTCGCAGTCGCGAAGCAAACTACAACCGTGGCGGTGCAACCCGCCCAACAACCCGAGGAAACTCAAGCGACTGAAGAAGTGAAAAAGTCTTTCGACTACGCTGTTGATGGCTGTCCCAGCTGTGGCGCGACCGAAGACCAAACGTACGCTGGTGAAGAAGGCACGACCGCAGAGGAGCGCAACTTCCGCCATCACTGCGGCACCGAGTACTGGCGCGACACCGGCGAGATCTACAAGGCTCCCGCCAAGAGCGAAACCCGCAGCAAGGCGATCGCCGCAACTTGGGAGAACGACCAGATCGCCGCCGCTCGCTCGGCTCGTGACAACGTCTCCGTGAATGGCAAGGGCACATTCCGCTCCGTCGCCGCTGCGTTCAAGGCTCTCGGCCTGCCGATGTCCAAGCACATCAAGTTCCGCATCGACGTCAAGGCCAACGGCTCCGGCACCTTCAAGTACGGCGAGGACGAGTACGAGTTCCGCGTCGTCAAGCAGGAAAAGCTGGACGTCTAATCAACAACACCGTCGGGGCTGCGGTTCAGTCCCATCCCAAACTCAGAAAGGTAATTGTGATGAAGATCGAAATCAAATGCAGGTTTTCCGGATCCGTCTTGTTCTCGCACGAATGCGATGGCAACACGATGCGGATGACGGTCGAAGCAGCAGTCTCGGCACGTGCCTACCTGGACGGTGCCAACCTGGACGGTGCCAACCTGGACGGTGCCTACCTGGACGGTGCC